GTTGCAACCATCGGCTATGGCACCACGCGCTACCCAGATGGCCGCAAGGTGCAGCGCGGTGACAAGATCACCGTGATTGATGCCGATCAGCTACTGGCGTTTGAAGTGGAGCGCATCGCCGCAAAACTGCGCAACAGCGTGCCATTTTGGAATGAGATGACGGGCAATAAGCAATGCGCGTTGATCTCCTTTGCTTATAACCTTGGCGCCGGCTTCTACGGCAGCACTGGTTTTGAGACCATCAGTAAATGCCTTGTTGGCAAGGACTGGCAGGCAGTGCCAGCAGTAATGGAGCTATACCGCAACCCAGGCAGTGCCGTAGAGGCAGGCTTGCTGCGTCGTCGCCGCGCAGAAGGCAGGCTGTGGGCCGGTGAGCAGCAGCAGGATCCAGCCAAGCTGTCACCCAATAGCGCATTTACAGCTCGCATTACGCCGCACGTGCAGCTTGGTGAGTTTGCGCTATTTCAAGAAGCACGGCGCTTTGACCATCAATACCAGCTCGACACGGCAGCAGAGCTAGCGGCATTCCTTGAGCGTGCACGTGTCAAGTTTGGCGGCAAGCCTGTGGTCATCACCAGCGGCTATCGCCCGCGTGCCATCAATGCAGCGGTAGGTGGATCCAGCGGCAGCGAGCACCTATATGATGCGCCTGACGTTGGCGCGGTTGATTTCTATATCCGTGAGGTCAACATCAATCACGTGCAAGAGTGGTGCGATCAGAGCTGGCCGTATTCGCTCGGCTACGGCGCACCTAAAGGATTTGTGCATTTAGGAATGCGTCGCGGCAAGCCAAAGGTACGATGGGATTATTGAAGCCACTGCGTGGATCACTGCATTGATGGCGCAAACCTCATCCCGAAACGCAGTGCAAAACATAGATTCAGGCAGCAAATCTTTGAGGCATGGCAGCATCAATGCGCTTACTGCGGAGATGCAGCTGACACGTTAGACCACGTCAAGCCACGCCATAAAGGTGGAGCTACTGTGACGACTAATCTTGTGCCAGCTTGTAGGCCATGCAATCGAAAGAAGGGCAGCGAAGAATGGCAGCAGTGGTTCAATCAGCAGGATTCTTATCTGCTAAATCGTGAGCTTGCTGTGCTGCACTGGATTCAAGCATCTGATGATAGAACACCCTAGCTTGCCATTCTTGCTGGTGATCTTTACACATTCCCGCTAGGCAGACTCTCCAGACGTTCCCGACTTTCTGTATTGTTGGCGCCAAGTGGGGTGCCTGCCAGCGGGTTGCCTATCAGCATACGAAGGCGGCTGATGCCACGCCTTTGTATTTCGCACATGCGTGCACGCGACAAGCCCATGCGCTTTTCTAGGTCATTCCACGGCACTGGATTGCGACTGTTGCGTGCGTAGATGATTTCACGCGTGCGATCATCTAAATGCTCATCGCAATAGTCGCGCACCGTTTCAAGTTGCCAATCGTATTCAACGTCGTATTGTCTTTTATCGGCAATGATATCAAGAATGTTAGATGATTCATCTTGCGCAGGCTTATCAAGGCTCGTGACTCGATACGACTGTTGCAATGTGTCAGATATCACCTTAGGAGTCACATCAAGCACTGCGGCAAGCTCCGCTATGGTCGCAGTGCGTCCGTGCTCTTGCGCAAATGCCTGCGCTGTCTTGTTGAGCTTGATCAGCATTTCATGCACGCCAAGCGGCAGCCTGATGATTGGGTCGTATTGAATCAGTGCACGCCCGATGGATTGGCGGATCCACCAGTAGGCGTAGGTGCTGAACTTGTAGCCGCGGGTGTAGTCAAACAGCTCCACAGCGCGCGCAAGGCCGATGTTGCCTTCTTGGATCAGATCCAGCATGTCAAGCGTTTGCGTGTTGCGCCTGCTGTACTTGCGTGCAACATGCACTACAAGCTGCAGGTTGGATTGCATGAACTTTTGCCGCGCGCGCTCACCGCTGCGTAGTTCACGGCGTTCTTGTGTCGTCAAAGGTCTTTCAAGATCCTTTAATTCTCTCCACTTTGAAACTCGGCGGCCAAGTTGTATCTCTTGTTGCGGTGTGAGTAATGGATACCGCGCGATACTGTTCAAGTAGTCGCCAATAGCGTCAGACATGGAGAATCCGTTAGTGCATACAATGGAAGCACAATTCCACGGCGCTGCCAATGCTGCGCAGCTACGTGCGTTACATGCTGCAGCAGATTGGGGCGGGCTGCTGGAATACGCGCTGCTGCTAGCCGAGCAAGAAGCAAGCCAGCGGTCTCAAATCCACTGGCTTGCGCAGGAAGCGTCGGCAGCATTGCGGACTGGTCTAGAGCAGTGGCACCTAGATGCCGCTGAGGAACTGCTTCGAGGCCGTCGTCGTAATGTCTGAGTTGTAATGGCCTGTGACGCTGTAGCTGGTCACCGGCTGCTGGCTCATGCGAAAGAACACCATCTGCCCGATCTTTAAGCCAGGCCAAAGCGGCAGCGGCAGGATCTGGCGTGAGTTCTTCAGCTCCAAGGTGAGCACGCTGCCATGCCAGCCGGGATCTGCGTAACCGGCGTGCAGATTTTCGTAGCCTTCGCGTGCGCGGCTTGACTTGAGGAAGAACAAGCCGGCGATGTTCTCCGGCATGTTGAACACCTCAATCGTCTGCGCAAGAATGAACTGCCCAGGCTTGAGCTCGTACGGATTTTCCGCCGTGCGTCCCGCAATGCTGAGCGGCCGCATGTTGAGGTTTTCGGCGGACTCGATCATGATCGTGTCACCAAGCCGTAAGTCAAGGCTGGCAGGATTGATCAATGCCTCGTCGTAATTCGGCACCATGCCGTCGGTGCACAGCGCTTTGATTTCGTAGTCGCAGAGAATGGTCATTGGTTGAGTGGGTAGTTGGTCTGATTATTCGGGCAGCGCCTCCAGTGCGCGGCGGATGGTGTCGGCAGCTCCTTCCTTGAGGTAGCCCCTGTCGAAACTGATGTGCAGCTCGTCAAGCGCCTGCTCCTTCAAGCTCTGTGGCTTGGGCCGGCGTGCATCACGCAGTTCTAGAGGTATTTCCCATCTGCCTACGTTTTTCTCCAGCCACTCACAGCACGCCTCCAGCTCAGCGTCTGCGCCCCATTGGGCAATAAGGAAAGCAACCGTATTCCAATCGGCAGGCAAACGTGCCCACTGCTCTACCAGCTCTGGCGGTGGGGTGATCGGGTAGTCAGTCATTCAAGCCAGCTCCATGCAATGCGTTGGCAGATGCGCCATGCGTGTTTTTTGTCAATGCCGTAGCGTTCTGCTAGTTGTCTGTAGCTGTTGCCAGCAACACGCAACTGGCGCAGTTCGCGTACGTGATCTTCTGTAAGAAACGCGGCGTAGTTTGCCTCACCGCGCTTAAACGGATCACTCATCTACATGCAACAGCAACCTGCGCATGTACCAGTCGGCTTTGCCGTAATCTTCATCGGCATTGCCTTTGTGCTCAGCGCGCCATAGGTATTTGATGACGTTGCCTTTGCAGTAAGCGCGAAAGCCGTCATCACCAAGTGCTGCCTTAATGGCTTGAATGCACTCAATGTCGCCGTGCTTGTAATGCGGCGGATGGTTGACGAGATCACTCATCACCTAAAGCCTCTGCCATATCGCGCTGGATCAGATCAGCAATGCGTTGCTGGTATAGCCCGGTGTAGGTGCAGCATGTCCGGCCGCTTTGCTCGTACAACCACTGCAGGTAGTCATCACGGCGCTGCTCAGTTTTGTGGTTGATCATCTTGCGTCAGCTCCAGAAGTTCAAGAATATGCGCGGCAAATGCCACGTGTGTCATCACTGCATGGGTGCCGGGAGGGCGCCCGTAGGACGCCTCCCACCACTCCTTGAATGCAATGTCAAGTGTGGTTTCGTTCATCAGAACACAGGCTCCTCGCTGGTGGTTGCTGCGCCGCGTGGCATGAATTCAAAACGCTGGATGCTGAGCACATGCTTGCTGCGCTTGGCGCCGGTTTCCTTGTCGTTCCACTCTTGCCGACGTACGGCACCGGTCACAAGGATGCTGTCGCCTTTTTTGAGCTTATCAACGATCAGCTCAGCAGATTTGCCCCAGATCTCGCAGTCGATTGCGTTATTAATCCAGTTGCCGTCTTTGTCTTTACCCTCCTGGATACCACCAGCGAAGTTGGCAACCATGGTGCCGGATTCAAAGGCACGCAGTTGCGGGTCGGTGATGATGCGAACGATGCCGGTTGCGTAAAGGCTCATGTCAGTTCAGTGGTGTAATGCCATTGGCTTCTTCAAAAGCCAAGACTTGTGCAAGGGGATAGCGAACACGTGGCGTGCCAGCCGGTAGACCAATGCGCGGTGCAGTGATGTAAGCAGGGCCAATGCCGCGTGCACGTTGGTTTTTGATGGCTGCTGGCTTCAATCCCCAGCGTGCTGCCAGTTCGTCAGTGGTGAGGAATGGTTCAGTCATCAGCGAAGGGATCCTCCGATGGCGTGTCGGATAGAACCGCTTCGCGCTCTACGGCAAGGCGCAGCAGCTCATCGTTCTGCTCATCGCTGAGATCAGGCTTGCGCTTATTCATGCGCGCTACCACCTCCTGCAGCTTGTCCAGTGTGTCGGCCTTGGCAATGGCGGCCTTGCCGGCTTGGAACAGCTTGGCGTCGCCTGCAGGTGCAGGTGCAGCGGTAACAGTCACCGGCTCCACCTCTGCCTGCTGCATCTCATCGGTGCTGTAGACACCGGACATGTCAGCAGGAAACGCCTTGCGCAGTGCCAATGCCTCAGAGCATTTGGCGATCATCGCGGCGCCCATCTTGGACCACAAGCCTTGACCGGCGTTGTAGTCAGCAAATCGTGCAACGCCAGTAAATGGATGGTTGGCACCCTTGCGCCAGATGGTGGTCTTCGCCGCGGCAGGTGGCTTGCTGCCTAGCCATACGTCAGTCCACTGGCCGTCTTCGCCGCACCATTCGGTGATGCTGCCATCCAGTTGCCCAGTGCGCTCAGCAATGGCACGCAAGCCGTCGATGCCGGCTTGGATGGTCATCTTTCCGCCACGCTTGATGGCGTAGATCTGCTTGCTGAACGGATCCAGCCCAGTGCGCTGGCAGGCGTAGGCAAACAGTCGCAACTCGTCATTGCTGCAGCCAGGCGCAATGGTGGTTGAGATCAGCTGCGTTTGCTCTGGTGTCCAGAGCGTGATGCTAGAAGTCATCGGATGTGATAGTTGGGTTGGCAGTTAATGCCCATGAAGGCAGGCTGAGCGTTTGGCAGTGATCGCCGTAACCCGGCCACTCCTTGGTGGCTTGGCAGTCGGCAATCACGCGCATGTCACGTTGCCGTAGCTCATCACCAGCAGCCAAGGCCGCGGCGTCAAGCTCGTAGACAGCAACCGCGTACGGAGCAGTCTTCTCAACGGCAATGAACACAAACCGCTCAGCACCGTGCAAGCCGGCTAGGTAGTGGCTCGCTTGCACATGGTAGCGGAAGGTAGCCACGCTACGGGCAAAGCCGGCAGGGCTGGCGTCCGTGGTGGTCTTGAGGTCAACCACGGTCGTGCCGCTGTACCAGTCGGGGCGGCACTTGCACCGCAGCCCAGTAGCGGCATCATCCCACCAGAAGGACTGCTCAGCCTTGCCATGGGCGAGCAGTGCTGCTGCTGCGGGATGACGATGCACGCTGTCGGCCATGCAGTTGGCGGCCATCATGTCGCCAGCGGCAACCGCCTCAATGCCAGCAGCAGCCATCCGCTCTGCTTGCTCCTTGCCGGCTTTGGTGTTGCGTGGAGCGCAGACGCCATAGCGGCCCGCTAGCTCACTGGGCTCAAGCACTGCGCAATGCACTAGTGATCCAAGCCGCATGGCAGCAGTTGGTTCAACTGGCATCCGCAGTTGGTTGATGTATCGCGCCCAGTAGTGATATGGGCTGCGTGCGATGGCGTGCAGGTGGCTGGCGCTGACGGCGGGGTCGGCGTGGTAGTCGGCGTTGCTAGTCACGCTGCCGCTCCACTACGCATCTGGCGGTGCATCCGGCTGGCGGTGCCGTAGGTGGCCACCAACTCGGGAAACGCATCCAGCAGGCGGCGCTTGTTGCCGGGGTCGGCCTTGAGGCCAGCGTGCGCTAGCGCTTGGAAGAATCCACCGCCGTGCTGGTAGGCGGTGGCAAATGTCCAGTAAATGTCTGCTTCAGTCATGGCTTGAGTTGCTCTTGGCAAGCGTGATGGCTGTAGGCGGGCTGCTGGCGGCCGGTGTCATAGGCCATTGCCCAGACACCGAAGATGATTGCCAGCACGGCAAAGCGGTTCAGGTTGTTCATGCCATCAGCGCCTTGCGGACGCGATAGGTGGACAGGTTGAGGCGGTCGGCAATGCGCTTCTGGCTCAGGCCAGTGCGGCGCAGTACGCGGATGCGGCGGTCGTCAGAGGCGGTTAGCCAGTCGATCACGGCGACTACTACCAGCAGTGGCAGCAGCAGTTTCCAGATAACTAGCAGTGCGGTTGTGAGCATGGTTGGGGTCGCAATGTGTGGTTGCCGGATTGGGAGCGGCTCCGGCGGGCCGCGTGAAATGGGTCAGTAGCCAGCGAGCAGGTTTGCTTTTGCTTGCGCTAATGAGCACCGATAAGGCTTGGGGCGGCTTGTCGGATCGGCTTTTGGCACGGCAAACCACAGGCCGTTGCACGTGCCGCAAATCAGCCAATCGCGCCAAGCTGTCGCCCCATATCCTTCAACGGCAGGTCCATTGCCTGCGTGCGCGGCAAAGATGCGCGTTGCCATTTGCCTGTAGTGGCTGATCATGACTCGGTTGGGGTCGCAGTGAGTGGAAGCTCTCGCCTCCTGTCCCCGTATCCTACACCATGTGCCGCCGTGGTCAACCATGCCTAGTAACGGATCGACACAGTTGCAGTGCCATCTAGTGGCACGCCCAGTCGGTAGGCGGCGCCAGCGCTGAGATCCAGCGATCCGCAGTCGCAGCGGTCAGTGACTGGCACGGTGAGCAGGCGCCCGCGGTGTTGCACCGTGACGCGCGTGCCGCATGGCAGCCATGGATGGGCGGCTGACACGTCCCAGTGGCGGTAGGTGCCGCCGCAGTACGTGATGCGCCCGTGGTACCAGCCGTCGTAGACGGTGGCAGTCACCTGCCGGGCTTGAGCAGGCGACAGCAGCAAGATTGCTGCGGTAATCAGTGCACGCATGATGCTTGAGGTGATTGGTGTGCCGGGGCAACCGGCGGTGCAGCCTTACTTAGGGCGTGTTGGGCTCGTGGTGACGCGTCGTGTACCCGGTTCCGCGGAGGTTCGGTTTAGCGAGGGATCCTCTCCCCTCGTGCAACCACTATACACCATCGGCAACCGTGAGCAACCGCTCCGCATCGCCGACCGATCGCGCCACGCCGGCAATGCCGCCAGCCGCCTGGACCGCATCCAGCCACTGCTGCTGTTCAGGGCGCAGCCTGCCGGTGGGTGTCTTCACCTCTATAGATAGGAAGACAGCCACGGTGCTGCCGACCATATCCTCAGTCACCGTGACGCGCTTCCAGCCGATCAGGTCGGCTGACCCCTTGCACAGGCCAAAGCTGACCGGGCGGCCATGCTGGTCACGCAGCGTGCCGGTGTTATTGCGGAACAGGCGCGTGTTGCCGGTGCTGCAGGCGATGCGGATCTCTTGCTGAATCTGTTGCTCAGATGCCATGCCTCTTAGCCAGTCGCGCCTGGTAGACACGTTCCGCCCATCCTCGCTTGTAGCCGCGTTGCTGCGCTAGCTCGCGGAGGGCTTCTAGGTCGCGAGCTGAGGACTGCTCGCGCCGCTTGGCCACTGCCAACTCCTGCAGCTCCCCATCCACCTGCTGCAGCTCGCGGCGTTCCTGTGGCGCAAACACATGACCGCATTCGCGGCATACCTGCACCGCACTGGCACTAGTGGCAAAGCACTGCGGGCAGACCTTGACCGATGGCGCTGCCTCGCGGTCGCGCTTTTTAAGGCCATCTAGGGTCCAGTCTCGTGGTTCTAAGTGGTGTCCCATCCTGAGCGTGTTGCCGACGTGATCGAGCACCACGGCGCGCTTGCCAGGCTGTGGGCGCAGGCAGCGACCGATCATCTGCAGGTGCAGCGCCACTGAAGCCGTTGGCCTGAGCAGGATGCAGCCGCCGACGCTTGGTACGTCCACGCCTTCACCGATCAATGCGCAACTGGTCAGCACCTTGAGCTTGCCGGTGCCTAGATCGCTGAGCAGCTCACGGCGCTGCGCGCTATCCATGCTGCCGTCAATACTGGCCGCGGCGATGCCTGCTGACTGGAAGAGTGCTGCCACTGCCTCCGCGTGCGCCACTGAGCAGCAGAACGCAATCGCCGTCTGGCCTGGCAGGTGCTTGCGGTAGTGGCCAAGGCAGTCACCCATGATCGTGCCGACGCGCTGCTCAGCCTCCTTGGGGTCGAAGTCACCCATCCGCTTGCGCAGGCCGGTGCTATCGAAGCCAGGCGGTGCCAGCACCTTGGCAGCCGCAAGGAATCCGGCATCTGTGAGCTGCTGTGCTGTTGGACCTTGCACCATGGATTGATAGTGCTCGCCTAGGCCGCGGCCATCCGAGCGGATCGGTGTTGCCGTTACACCCAGCAGCTTGGCGGCATGGAAGTGCTGAACCGTCTTGGCCCACGTGCCAGCCGTGGTGTGGTGTGCTTCATCGACCACCAGCAACTGAAAGAAATCACGCGGCAGCAGGTGCAGCCGGCGAGCAACGGTTTGCACGCTGGCAATCTGCACGGCATGGCTGAGATCCATGCTGCGGCCAGCGCTGATACGGCCATGCGGCATGGGCATAGCGCGGCTGGCCTGATCCAGTAGCTCCTGCCGGTGCACAAGCACCAGCACGCGGTTGCCCTTGCGGCTGGCCTGCTCTGCGATGTAGCTAAAGCACACCGTCTTGCCGCCACCGGTCGGCAGCACTGCTAGGGCAGACTTATGCCCTAACTGATACTGCAGGCGGATGTCGTTGATGAGTTGCTGTTGGTAGGGGCGGAGTTGCATCACACCAGCACTCCTTGACGATTGCTGGCCACCTCAGTCAGGTTCTTGACCGCGCAGTTGAAATACGAAGGCTTCAGCTCAAAGCCGACAAACTGGCGCCCAGCTTGGATGCTGCAGTAGCCCTCGCTGCCAATGCCGGCAAACGGCGACAGCACCACGTCGCCAGGGTTGCTCCACAGTTGCAGGCCGCGGCGGATCACCTCCAGCTGCAGCGGGCAGATGTGACGCTCATCCTCATTGGCGCGTGCGCTGCGGTATTGCAGCGTGTCTGATGGGTTGATGTCCATCCACACCGGACTGGCATAGCGCTGCCAGATATTGATGGAGTCCTTGATCGGGTCACCGCTTTTGGATGGCGGATTTTCACCGGCAAACTCCGTGAACGGGCCGGCCACCGGCTCTGGATTGTCGCCCAGCTTGCGCACGGTCACGAGGTAGTCAGGGATGCCCTGGCGGCTGAGTGCTGAATCCTTACGCACTTGTTTATGCAGCAGGCCGATTGCCTTGGTGCGCTGCATGGCAGTGACCGGATCCTTCCAGATGCACACCTCGCTGTGGAACACGAAACCAGCAGCTTGGAAGATGCGCAGCATGTCGCCGCGGAAATCCTTCACGCCGATGAAGCCATCGCGTTCTTTGCTGCTGGGCAGATTCATGCAATGGAAGCTGATCAGTCTGCCAGGCATCATCACGCGGTGCAGCTCACTGGCAAGGAATCCAAAGTGATCAAAAAACTCCTGCTCAGTGCGGCTGTTGCCCATGTCGCGGTCGCTATTGCTGTAGGTGTAAAGCGACGCGAACGGTGGGCTGAAGATGCTGTAGTGGATGGAATTGCTGTCGAGCTGCTTAATGCTCTCCACGCAGTCGCCCATATACATATCCCATCCATCGCCGGACTTGTGCTCAGTGATGTGCGGCGCCACTTGACGTTGGATCTTCTTGAGTTGTTCCATGGTTTGTTGCTTCATGATTTCAACCATTGATTGAGCCATCTGGATGCTGTCCGCTTCCTTGCGGCGGATGTTGTCGATCACGCGGCCTTCTGCCACGTCGTAGATGATGTGAGCGTTGACGGGCTGCTCTTGCCCGAATCGCCAGCATCGACGGATGGCCTGATAGAACGCCTCATAGCTATGCGACAGTCCAACGAATGCGACGTTGTGGCAGCGCTGGAAGTTAAGGCCAAAGCCAAAGATGCTGGGCTTGCTGACCAGTACGCGGATCTTGCCGTCTTGGAAGTCAATGGCGGCCTGCCGCTTGTGGTCGTCAGAATCCGAGCCTGACACCTCAACCGCGCCATTGATAG